TTTTCCTCCTACGCTCCTACTACTTCTTCAAATGCAACACCTGTTCTTGTCGCAACGAATTGTAGTTGTATAAAGTTAATTGATCTATTAGGTTTAACGAATATATCCGCTCTAAACTCATTTCTATCAATGACATCACCAGTATTATTTGATGTATCACAAACTACTAAAAAGTCTGTAACACCTCTTCTACCTTGTACATCTCTTAGGAATGGTTCTACGATATTTCTAAATTGTGCTCTTGTGAACTCATCATTGAACTCAAACAATTGGAATTTAGAAGCCGTAGAGATTGCCTTTTCTAAAGTAATAAACAATCTTCTAACGTTTATTCTATCAAACGCACTTGGAGTAGATAAACCTGTTTTGTCACCAAATAGAACAGTTCCCTGTCCTGGTAAAGTAACAACTGGATTTATTCTAGCTCTGTATAACTCATCTCTTTGTGTTTTTGATGGGTTGTATGCTAACTTAACAGCACCTCTAATTACTCCTCTGTTGAAACCAGCAGGTGAGAACCATGAGTCTGCGATTAAGTCTGTTCTTGCAGCCAAACCAGCAATATCACCATTTAATGGTACATATCTAAACACATCATTGTATTTGTCGTAAGTGTATTTGTAACCACTATCAAATACAACGTATGAAGATGATCTAATACCATCAAAGAAAGCTTTAACGTTTGTTGTTTGTGTTGTTGAACTTGTAACACCAACTACGTCTGTTCTTTCTGGTGAAGCAAAAACGATTGCGTCTTTTCTATTTTCAGCAACTGTAATAAGGTTATCTATGTGAGCAGCATCACCTTTTCCAGCAATGATTAAGTTTACATCTACAGTATCAGCGTCTTGGTATCTTTCATATGCAGTTTTTAATTCTGCAATTGAAGCTGCTGATCCGTCAGCACCAGCACTTAGACTTGCGTCATTAAGAGCTGAAACAGCAGTAAATGTTATTCCTAAAGCAGGATCACCCCAATTACCAGCTGCACCTGTTGACTCGTGAGCAGTCCAATAAATGTATTGTGATCTGTTGTAGATTACATCTTTGTAATAGTTTGAATCACCTTGTGGTGTTTTAGCATCACCTGCTACTGATACTGAGTCATATACTTCTAATACTTCCCCAGCAGTACCTGTAATACCACCATCTTCATCAACCACTACTACGTGTATTTCATCATTTGATCCACCTCTTGCTGAAGTGTATGCTGATGTTCCTGGAGCACCTGATACTAGATCATAGTATCTCCATCTTCTTCTTATTGTTGAAGCATCAGCTACAGCAGTATGTAAACCACCTGTACCTGAAGGATGTCTTACGAATGTTACATCATTTGTTGCAATTGCAGTAATTCTGTATTCGTATCCACCCGCTTCTCCAAAGTTTATAATATCACCTACGTTTAATGTTGTACCATCATCTACTGTAATTGTTGTATCTCCAACTGCTGTTGAAGCGTCATTTACTGTAGTTGCTGAAGTATTTTCGTAAGCTGATGCTGTGTTAGGACATATTGAAACTTTAATATTATTTCCCCACGCACCTGCAGTCCTAGCCGCCCATAAACCGTCTGGCGTAAAACCGTCATCATAATCTGAATTGTTTTTTATTAAGGTTGCACCACCGCCACCTGAAGTAGCGTTGAAAGCACCTGTGTTATTTGCTCGAACAACTCTTAAACTTGATGAGTATTGCAAGAAACTTGCAGCACTAAAAAAGTATTCAAAAGTATTAGAGTCAGGTTTACCAAACGTTTCTACCAATTCTTTTTCAGAAGCAATAGATACAACTTCATCTATTGGACCTTGTGCGAATTGACCTGCGATAGCACCGATCGTTGTAGCTACAGCTGGAATTACGTTTGTTAAGTCTTTCTCTTGTACGAGAACACCTGGTGAAACTTGAAATGCCATATTTTGTTCTCCTCTTATTAGCTAATAAGTATCATTAATCTCGTTTATATTTATAATATCTCACCTTTTCGCACGGTTACTGGAGTCCATCGTTCTCCTGAATCATCCTGAAAACTATCATCATCTAAACCATCATTCATAAACCCAAAAGGTGCCATATCTTGTTCAATTGCGTTTTGTTGTTCTTCATACATTCTAGCACGTACATCTTGGTCTGTCATTTCTTTGAAGTATCTTTGATTTGTTATCCATGCAAATATGACACAACACATAACTAAATCGTCATTAGAACCTTCTTCAGCCTGCCAACCACTACCTCGTCTTACAAATGTTGACAATTCTTGTATAGTATGAAAGTCTGGTATGATCATCTTGTCACCTTCAAGTAAAGACTTTAAGTTAGAACAACCAATACGTTTGACTTGTTTAGTCATACGAACACCTAATTGTGTTCCTCTTTTAGAAAAACCACCACCGAGTATTTGACCTGCACGGCCTTTCATCATACACATTAAAAGATTTGTATATTCTAATTCAAACTGTAGAGCGTCTGCAATTTGATGACCTAAATCATTTACTTCAACACAAATGTGAGCATTATTATATTCTCTTGCTACCTTTTCTATTGTATGTGGAAATAATATAGGTTTAATTTCATTATCTCTAAACTTTGCAACCATCTTATATGGCATTTTTGAAACATCAAATACAGTAAAGGCTGAATAATCTCTTACAGTACCACGAGCCACGTCAACAGTCATAACATAGTCTTTACCTTTTTCTGCTCGTTCATACATATCTAAACCTGCGTTTGACACTAAAGGAGTATTGTGTGATAACATTCTTAACTTAGATGGATTAATTAAAGTATCAACTGAACCTACAAACTCACACTCAAACTCAGTAGCAAATTGTGCTTCACTAGTATTTCTTATAGTTTCTTCTTTCCACTTATCATCTCTACCTGGCACCTCTGACCAATGTACTTCAATAGGTACATAATCATTTCTTTTATGTATTGCGTCATTCCACAGTTTATAAAACATATTCATTCCATGTGGTGTAGATACAATCATTACTTTAGATTTTTTACCAGAAGAAATTGTAGGATATACTGAACTAAAAAATTGCTCAGATATATTATTAGGTATGAAAGCAAACTCGTCAAGGAATATTATGTTAAATGAACCACCTCGAATAGCAGAACTTGATGTTGCAGCTGCAAGTATCTTTGAACCATTTTCTAATTCAAGTGAACCTTTGTTCCAATTTAAGACACCTTGTTGTAACCATTTAGGTAAATTTTCATATGCAAGTTGAAGTCTACCTAATAAATCTCTAGCAGTAGAACTCTTATTGGCAAGTATGGCCACATTGATATTGTCGTTAAATATAACTTGATGTAATAGATACGCAATGATAGTTGTTGATTTACCTGATTGTCTAGGTAGTTTACAGATAGAAAAACGATTATCGTGGAACGTCTTAACCATTTTTTCCTGAAAATCATACATATTAAAAGGAACTAATCCTTCATCAATATTTACAATTTTTGTATATGTCTTTACAAAATGTATAGGGTCTTCCATACATTTAGCAATCTCTCTTATTTGTTCTTCAGTATATTCTTGTTTGAGATTTGCTTTGTAAAGATTAGGATTACCTAAGTACGCTTCACTCATCATTTACCTTTTTAAAATTTTGATCTTCCTCAGACTGAACATCTTTATTTTTATTTTTCAACATTTTATGTAATTCAGCTGAAGAACCTACAAATAGTGCTTGTTTAATATTTGTACTTGTTTTATTAGGAACATCTTTTAGATTTTTTAATTTACTTTGTAAGTCTTGTAATTTATCTACAGTATCAGCAACCTGTTTAATTAAGTTACCTGCAACCTCATAGGCACGTGGATGTTGACTTTCATTTGCAATATCTAATATACCTTGTATTGCGTCTTGCCCTCTTTCAATTAGATTATAGTAATTTTCTCTACTATATTTGTAGTCGTTATCAATATCTTCTTTGTTCTTATCTTCTATTCTTGGAACAGGTGGAGTATATTCTTTTTTAACTACAGCCTTCGTAGCAGGCTTATCGTTAGAGATGCCAAGGGCTTCGTTTATTTTTTCGTCTATGCTCATAATTATTCATCACCATCATTTGTTGGATTATAGTTTTTAGAATCCGTATAGGTACTTATAGTTGTTGTAAACCCAAAGTCATCATTTGCGTCAGCTGATGTGGGATCTGGTACAACAACAATTCTTTCTTCTCTTTTAGGACCTCCTGATGTGTCTGTATATAAATCAGTTTGTGTTTCTTTAATAACACTTTTAGAATAAACAGGACCATACAAATATGTTTTAGCAGTAAAACTTAAAGTATAGTTTACAGCTCTTCTTGTTGTAAATGCACCGTCATATGTGTCTTCATAATTAACACTATTTAAAGTTATAGGTACATCTCGTTTAATACCCATTTCAGGAATCGCATTAATTGTAACTGTATAATCTGGTTGAAAATAAGGCAACAACTGTTCTATTATTTGTAATCCATCCTCTGCTGTAGCAGTAAATGAATATAAATTGAATGATATATTGTAAGGTACAGGATTGTATTGATAATACATTTTACTTGCGTCTGAAGTATTAACATTTTTAAATTTACCAATTCTTTGTAATTTACGAGATGAGTCATAACCTATGCCTGATATTTCAAAACCCATACGTGGTAAAGTTATAGCCATTTCTCTTTGATCTAAATTAGGCTGTTGCTCTAATCTTACTAAAAACTTTTCTTTTGGTGAATATGCTAATGGCACTTTTATCTTTTGAATAACATCTCCATCACTATTTGTTCTATGAATAACAATGTTATTAAAAATTGTACCAAATGCTACAACTACTTTTCTCAATGACTCGTGGTAAAATTGTCTTCCAAACATTATTCGTCTACCTCACCAAATGGATTACGTTCCGTGAAATCTAGTATATCATCATCTTGTGAATCATACGTATCATTATCAGCGTAATTTCTTGTTTGAGTAGCCAAATCAAAATCGTCATTTTCTAATATTGCAAAGTTATAGTTACCTAAAATTGCGTCACTTGACTCAAGTAACAACCCACCACCATCTTCTAAAAGTAGTTGATGATGTAACTTATCTAGCGATAACTTGTCATCAGCTTGATCAATTTCTGGCATACCAGTATCAAATTTTTCTGAACTATATTCAAATCTAGTTGTTTTTAATTTGTAAACTGGCAAGTTACCTAATTGAAAGAATGGCTCTTGATCTTCAACAAACTGTATTTCAAAAAAACTATTCATCAAAGGAACGTAAATAACATCACCTTCGTTAGGTCTTCCTGATTGTATAAGTGTTGCCATATTATCAACTTGATTTTGCCAACGTCTTTTTGAAATTACAAACGTTGTGTCTTCTCTTATTTCTAAACCAAATTTAGATACCAACTCTTGTTCACCTGCAAAACCCTCAGTTGTTTCAACATACATTTCTAACATATATGATTGATCAAATTTAGAAAGAGTATCCTCTCCTAAAACTAAATCGTGGTTAACTAATGTTCTTGGTAAGTAGTAACAATCGTGGCCGTAAATTCTTAGGCCTTCTATGATTAAATCTTCGTGTAATCTTTTTTCAGATTCGTTTCCGATTCCGTTGCCACCTTGGAAATAATGATTAACTGGCATGGCATTATCCTATCATATACGTTACAGGCGTTTCGTATGTGCCTCTTATTTCTTCTTCTAATTTTCGTATATCTTCTTGTGCTTCTTGGAATATCTGTTGACCATTTAATGTAACTCCACCGATCATAGTCACACCATTAAATTTTGAAAGGTTTGCACCCCATTGTCTTTTAAATAAGGCTGTGACGTATCTTTTTAGGTATATGTCATTATAAACATCTGTCATAACTGTAGGGTCTAGTTTTCTAAAACATTCAATTACAAGATACTCACCAACTGATATATCAGTTTTCCAATCCATATCTACAAATAATTTGTTGTTGTACTGATTAAATCTGATAGGTTTTTCACCTACCAATATGTGGTCTAAAAAATCTAAATGTCTTAATACCATATCATAATGAATAATTGATGTTGATGAAAAATCGTATAGATCGTTTAGTCTTAATTGGTATCTTATGTCAAATAAGTTTTGATTACCTCTATTTGAAAGAGGAAAAATTCTTGTTACTGCCAATACAGCTTCAGGTACTACTATAAAATTATTTTGTTCAGTCCACGTAGTAGTTACAGAATTTTTAGTTACACTTGAAGAAGTGTCTCCTGTAGGAGATTTAATTCTATCTACATCTGTTTGAGTAACTTGATATTTTAGATATGTTCTTTCAACACCATCATAATGATATTGAGCAAAGTATTGTAACGCTTCATCTAATCTATCTTCTAATTGATCATCATCTACGTTAATTTCAATAACAGGCTTACCTAATGTTCTTAAAGCGTACTGTTTTAATTGTTCTCTACTTGCTGGGTTGGCCATATTAATCCTTTATTACTATTTATATGATTTTCCATCTAGCAATTACACGTACCTATAGTAATCACAAAATAACGTTTTATGATGTAGATTAATAATTATTACGTTGCAGAACCGTATAACGATTTAACAGTTGATCCAGCAGAGTCTAAAATCTGTAACTGAACAGCACTAGTCAAGTTTGATGAAGTCAAACCAGAAATTGTGTTTGAACCAGCATCAATCGTTTTGTTTGTCAACGTTTGAGTAGCAGTTAATAACGCAATACTAGCCGTATCTGATAAATCAGTTGAAGCGATTGAGATGTTTGCACTACCATCAAATGATTGGCCAGCGATTGTTCTAGGCGTTGCTAATGTTGTTGCGTCAGCAGCAAGTGTTGCTGTATCAGCATTACCTGTTACGTTACCAGTTACGTTACCAGTTAAAGCACCTTCAAAAGTTGAAGCAACAATTGTACCACTTGTAATTGTTAAATCACCTGTTGATGTATTTGTAGCAGTTGTAGTACCAAATATAAACTTATCAGCACTTTCATCCCAAGCCATAATCGCATTGTCACCAGTACTTCCTCTTTCGATTAAGATACCAGTATCATTAGCGTTTGAAGCTGCACCAGAGTTTAACTCTATTAAGTTATCAGCAATTGTTGTATTTGTTGAAGCAACAGTTGTTGTTGTTCCGTTTACAGTTAAGTTTCCTGTAACTGTTAAATTTGTTGAAACTGTTGTATCACCAGAAATAGTAACAGTATTACCTGAATTAGGATTAATCTCTATATTTCCACCATTGGCAATAGTAATATTACTTGTTGAGTTTTGTATGTATAAAGCACCTGTTCCAGCATTATCAATTACTGTCTGTGTAGAGTCAGCGTCACCATATTTAATACTGTCAGAGGATAAAACAAGATCAGATGCAGAATCAGGATTTAATGTAATACTACCTGTACCACCTTCAATAATAGAAATTACTGGACTTGTTAAAAATTTGTTTGTTAATGTTTCAGTACCAGCCAATGTAACAAATGAACCATCACTTAATGCACTATTAAATTCAGCAGTTGTACCTGTTAAAGTACCTTCTGATAAATCTAATGTTAAAGTGTTTGAAGCACTATCAATA